ACCTTGTTAAGTCCACCATAACGACGCTTCATCAACTTTTCAACACGAGCATCCTCTGTGACGTTAACAAACTGTTGAGGAACTTTAACTTGTTCACACCAATCTTCATCTGGTGTATAAAGAGCATGTCCCACCTCATGACTGACAAGCATATCATAAACAATATTCGATGCCTTCTCCCACATGGGAAGCGTAAGCACACGAGTATGAACGTTAAAGCAAGCAGTAGCAACTTTCTTATGTTCTACCACAAGGTCCTCAGTGGCAAGCAGTTTGGCGAGAGTGCTTTTGACTTCGTGATTAACAGGCATGAGATTTGTTTGAACTGACCATATAATACGAAAAAGACCCCCCATTGTGGGAGGTCTTGTGACAGTTCTTCAACTGTCTCTTCAAAGCACTTCTCCTTGCCTTTGCTTGGCGGAGTGCCTGGGGTTTAAGTTTTCGTTTCTGTGCCTTGCCAGAATTGTGTTGCCAGTTTGGTGTGTTAGTCACGCTGTCTCCAGTCGTCAGGTTTGTCTTGGGTAAACCACTCTATCATATCATCAATGGTGTCAAATCCACTAACCCCCTTTGCTTCATGACCAATGCCACCAATGTCAAGTTGATTTAAAAAATCATCCATATCACCCTCTTGCATATCAGGGTTTTCTGCTTTGCGTCTTGCCTGGCGTAGCATTGTGCCAGCAGTACGATTAGCTTTCGCTAACTTCTCTGCCCAAATCATATCCTCTAAACTTACTTCTTCTCCAATAATAATCTTATTGCATATTGACTCTAAACGCAGACGATAGTTAGTTGAAAGCATAGTTTACGTTCATAATGTACTATTTATTTTTTACAACTGAATCCCTTTACTTTTTGAAATTCAATAACATTTTCAAATTTATCATGCATCTCTGATTTATGTGAAATAACAAAGATGTTGGCGTCCTTAATAACATACCTAATGATTTTTAAGAAATCATCGGTTCCATTGATATCAAGAGAACTGTCAAAAACTTCATCAAGGATCAAGAGATTTGTATTAACAGAATTTTTCATTCTTGCAATCTCTCTCCAAGTAAACACCAATGCCAGATCTATTCTTTGTTTCTCACCTTCACTAAAAGATTCATAAGAAAACTTTTCATGAACTGGAGTTTTAACACTTTCATTGAATTCATCATCAAATGTAAAATTGATGTAGAAATCCATCATCTGAAGAAAACGATTAACTTGTTGGTTAATCACTGGAAGATAGTTCTTAATGATTTTTGATTTTACTCCACTGTCTTTGAGAAGAGAGTAAATGAAATCATGATGCTGAACACTATTCTTTTTACCATCTAATTCTGTAGAAACCTCTGACAGTTCAGAGTTGAATGTATTCAGTTTGTCAGTTTCATCATTTTTATTTTCAAGATTGTTTTCAATCTCTAAAATTTCTCCCTTGATATCCTCAATAATTTGATTATCATATTTACATTTATTCATTAGATCTCTGATCTGTTTATTAAGTTCAGATCCTTTGTCAGTAAGATTGAATAAACTTACTTCTTCTTGCTGCGTTTTTTCTAATTCATTTTTAAGTTCATCCATAGCAGTCATCACTTCATCGATACTACTATCATGTTCACACACCTTTGATTCCTTTAAAGAATCTCCAATCGTTTGACTACATGTTGGACATATATCATTGTCAATAAAGAATGATCTGTCTTTATTGAGACGATCTAGTTTGTTTTGAAGTTTTCCTTTGATGTCATAAAGTTTCTTTGATTTGAGAACTGGGTTGGCATATTTTTTTATTTCCTCATCATTCTCTTCTACTTGTTTTACCAAATCTTTATAACTCTTTTCAGCATCAACAATCTTTTGTTTTATCTCAATAATTTTATTCTTCTTTCTTTCAATTTCAGATTGACCCTTTAATGTCAAATCTTGAATGAAATTTTCTTGCATCGAAATTTTTTCCTCAACAAGATTTCTCTTGTAATTAAGGGTCTTAATTTCTTCTTGAATTGATTTGATTCTATCTTTAACAATACTATTCATAGTAGAAAAAATCTTGATGTCAAGAAGATCTTCAATAATTTCTCTACGAGCAGCAGTTGTCAACTGCATAAACGGAATGAAGGTACTAGATCCAAGAATTACAATCTGAGTAAATGATTTGAAATTTAGTTTCAGAACTTTGGTTTCCAAAAACTTTTGATCATCCCTTGCTTCTGCGCTTTGTTCTAGTTGTTTTCCATTTCTGTGAATCTCAAAAATGTTTGGTTTCATTCCACGACGAACCATCCATTCTACAGATCCTACGTTGAATTCAATCTCCACCAAACAATCCTTTTCATTAACAGAGTTTGTTAATTGAGGTTTATTAATTTTGCGAAATGGTTTATTAAACAATACAAAAGTAAGAGCATCCAACACTGTGCTCTTACCAGATCCATTTTTACCAACGATCAACGTGGTTGTATTTTGTCTAAAGTCAATTTCAGTGAAGTGGTTTCCTGTCGAAAGAAAATTTTTCCATCTGATTTTTTTAAATTGAATCATCGTTTAAACTAGGTGGAATCACAAGGTCATCGTTTTCTATTATAACATATGTGTAGTTATTTGCTTCACATATTGATATTGTTGCTTCTTCTTTAACTTCTATAATTCTTAACTTTGGAAAGTCATCTGCCTCTAAGAGTCCTGCAAACCTTTCTGCATCATCCTCTTCCCTAAAAATGTAAAGAACTCTTTCTCCATCTTCATCCTCTACGGAATAAAGACCCTCTTCTTCTCTATCTTTTAGGGCAAGGACATACATTATTCAACTTCCGATGCTTCTTTGTATATTGATTGCATTAGCGACTTTAAAGTATTCTTATTGAGTTCAACTTCTGCATTATCTATATATTTGTCCAAAATTGCAACGGTTCCTTCAGATTCAAATACTTCCATAGATTGTTCTTCTATCTCAATCTCATCAATGACTTTGATTTCGATTGGATTGGAATCTGAAAGTTTATCAAAAAATTTCTCAAACTGTTTAGGATTTGTTTTTTTCTTGACTACAAGTTTTACATACTTCTCAAAGCAATCTGCATACTTGAACATTTGATGTGGTGTGTCATTATATTCCACAATCTTAAACATTTCATATGGATTCTCAATGGTTTCGAGTTCCAAAGTTTCAGTGTCAAAGATATGAAATCCTCTAGAATCGTTTACATCATTCCAATAAATTTGATAAGGATTACCGAGGTAATACACTTTACCATTATTAGATCTGGTGTGATAGTGTCCAGAAAACACCAAATTAAACTTATCAAAAATGTCTGACTCCATTCCGTCAGTCATTGTGTGTCCTTTGTATGGTTGGAATCCATTCAACTCCAAATGACCCATGGCAACTTTACAGTCACTAGATTTAATCTGATTCAAAGATTCTTCTTCATTTTCAGAGTTAATCCAGGGAATGAACAAAATATCTAAGTTGCCTATCTTTACTTTTGATATATCAGAATAGACATCAATGTTCTCATACTCTCTCATCAAAAGATCAACAGAGTTTACTGAGTTGGTGCTCTTATAATAGGCAGTGTGATTGCCAACAATAGTATGAATATGAACTCCCATGTCAGAGAGTTTATCATAGTAGTTTTGCTTTGACCACTTCAACGCCCAAATGTCAATATACTTTCTGTTATCAAATGTATCACCCATGTCAACTAGGTGAGTAATTCCCCTTTCTTCTAGTGTTGGAAAGAATACATTGTCATAAAACTTTTTAAAGAAGTTGTGAAAGTTCTTATCAGATTTTCTAACCCCAAAATGTTGATCTGTAATAATCGCTACTTTCATATCAATAATTCATCCTTGATTGAATATTGCTCTTGATTGTATTCATATCAGAATTAGATCCACTAAGAATATTGTCATCGGAAACAAATACTTCGTCAAATCCAGATTGTTCAAGGATCTTTGTTTTGATTTCTAATTGCTTCTTCTCTTTAGCAATACGACGAAGAAAAGCAAAGTAAACGATTTGAGTAAAATATGCAAACGGATTAGATGACTTCTCTGGATCAAAATTATCAATGTACTGAACGCAGTTTTCAATTCCATCCGAGATCATGTCCTCACGGAACATGTAGTTGACAAAATTGGGTTTGTATGATAGGTGAGTAGCAATCTTGAGAAAACATTCCCCCAGATATCGATTGATCCTTGGTTTGGCATGACCATTTAATTCAGACGCAACAATGGATCTCTTGTACTCGATGATGGCATCAAGAAAATCTTTATTGTTGACGTAGTGCTCTGAATTCTTTTTTCTTTTCGTCATTACTATGGTCATTGGGGGTTTACTCAAATCATGACATTAATTATAGCACATTCATCAAGGGCTTGACAAGACCCTGGAATGCCTGTAGAATAACTCTGTCAGGGTTCATGGGATGGCTTAGCTACTCTTAAAGATATTCTCTAATACATCTTTATACTCTTGAACAGAGGATACATAACCCATTGATTTAGAGGGTTTAATCCTAGATGTAGATCCATCACTTACAGTATCCTTTATATATCTCTTGTACATTCTGATAATGTCAGGATCAGATACTTCAGTCATAGTGATAACACTATCAAGATTAATAAAGAATATATCTTCTTCAACTACTTTAATCCAAGGTTCTACTCTGTATGCTCTAATACCCATACGAGTTGTAACAATGTCTTTAATGACAACTGGTTTATCTAAAATTAAAATAGTTTTATCTTCTTCATAAGATGGAGAAACTTTAGCAATAATCTCCTCTCCAGAATTTAACTTTAATACTGAATAAAACTCATTCTCTTCCATACTACTTTTTTAGGTTTACGTTTATTATACTATAATTGAAATGTTCCTCATTATAGATTTTAATTCTTTCAATCAAATGATTGAGTGTATAATTTTTTGAATTCTTTAAAGATATATCATCAGCAATATCATAAAGAACTGCTTTTACTTTATTATTTCCTTTTCTAAGTACCCTACCGATACTTTGTAGATTTCTAACTCTTGATTTACTAGGAGAAGCAAAGATAACATTGTGCAAATTTTTAATGTTAATTCCAGTAGAAAAAGTTCCGTAAGAAGCAATGATGATTGCGTTATTTTCGTTTTCTGTTATTCTTCTAACTTCTTCTCTTTCTTCAGTATCTACTCCACCATGAACAAAGAAAACTTTTCTTCCCTTGCTCTTTGAGTTATTTATAATGTCATATAAAACCCTTCCATGAGCATCTACTCGACTAAACAAAACTAGAGTGTTTCCTTTTAGATCTAGAGTTAAATTTTTAATGAAAGAATTTCTCTTGTCATGTCCTATAATGTATTGAACCTCATCTTCATAAGCATCAAATTTTTTACCAGAATGTTTCAAGATAAGAATTTTGATATCTAACTTTGAAAGGTGTCCCTCATCAATAAGTTTCTTAGTTTGAGTTACTTTGTAAGATGGTCCAAATAATCCTTCAAGAACCCACTTATGAGTTTGCGTTCCATCCAGAGTTCCCGTAAATCCAAACCTATACTTACAATCCAAAAGTTTGGTCATAATGTCAACTAAAGATTTGGATTTAAATAGATGTGCTTCATCCCCAATTACAACATCAAACTTATCAAACCATTTTACAGGTTCTTTATAAATTGATTGCCAAGTTGTGATAACAACTGGTTGTTCAATATTGTATCTTTCCTTACCAGAATAAATTCTATAACAGTTTGATTCTGCATCCCAACCATAATCTTCAAAATCTTTATACATCTGTTCAACAAGTGATGTTGTAGGAACAATGATAAGAGTTGACAATTTCTTTTCTGTATAGTATCTTGTAATTGAATAAATCATCAAAGATTTTCCAGAAGCAGTTGGAGAAATCAATAATTTTCGATTATATTTTAATGCATCATAGATACCATCTAATTGATAATCTCTTGGTTCATGTGCAGAGATTGATCTAACATAATCTTTAACTCCATCATAAGAAACATCTTCATTAATTTCAAATGGAGTTCCATAAAACTTATTGTCTTTAAACTGATAAGTATATCCACTTTTTTCAGCAAATGAAATAAGTTTATCTAATAATCCAACATAGAGTTCCTTTTTATTGAGATTGAATAATCTTATTTTACCATCCCAATATTTACTTCTATATTGAGGCATAAACTTTGCCCCTGGAACATCAAATGTAAATCGATCACTGATTTCTTGATTGATATAGGGTTCTGTCTCGATAGTTAAGTATACTTCGTTTTTCTTTGAAATTACAATATCACTCATAACCTGCTTGGAATTTTTGCCACTCGATAGCATTTTTAATTTGGAATGATCTATTATGGATGGATTTGATTATGTCCTCCAAATAGTTCAACATAGAATCGTAATACTGATTCTTTAAACGGATTGTTGAAAGTTTTTCATCTGAATCGATATATCGTGCCATCGATTCTTTGTCTCTTACTTTGAATGGAAAGGGTTCTTCTGCGTAAATATCTGAAGATGCTTTTCCACTATAATATTCATACCGATCTTTTTTTGCTTTGTTATAATCCTCTGCTGCTTTTTTCTTTAGTAAAACAATGTTGTTGTAAATTTTGTAATACTTAGAATGAAGTTGTGGAATCTTTATCGATTCTAGGTGTAAGTTGTCTGGATCTATTTTTGAATCTTCTTCCCATAATTTTTGAATTTCATCAAGTGTCATAACGGTTGATTGTTTGCATCAAGTATATTGTATATAGTATACTTAAAGGTTGCCCTTGCTGTAAGGTAATTATAATTAGATGATGTAGCATCAAACTCTAATGGAGTCAATGCAACTGGAAAAATGTCTGTAAATCTGATATTTGTTTGTGGTAAATAATTGCTATTTAAAATCTGTAGTGTTGCATCAGAATAAATGTTTGATAAATCTTTTCCACTCTGAGATGGATCTGCTTCATTTGTTGCTCTCCACTGATTGAATTGTGCAACGTTTTCTGGATAACCAAGTCCAATTAACCATTTTTGTAACTGAACGTAGTTCTCCATATCTTCATCAATCAAAAAGTCAAGAGTCAAATCCCCATACTCTAATTTGTCTCCTGGAATGGGAATATCTTTCAGATATGTTGGTTGTACAGCAACACCCAGATTGATACCTGGAAGAGAAACTTTGTTGCTAAAAAAATCAATCTTTGGATATCTAGATAATAAAAATTTAAACCCTGTAGGGGATAAAAAATTTCTATTACTAATTTGTGTGATTGCCATTTTTATTTTTATTTAGATAAAAAAAGGGTGCCATTTGGCACCCCCGATAACCTTATGGAATTTAGATCACATGAGGTTCTTAACTTGTACTCTTCTGTAGTAGCGGTTAGCGTTTGCCTTGAGGCGACCCAGACCTTGACCGTCTGCTCTTGAACCTTCAGCGAATGGGTTAGCGACCATGCCGTAGCGGGTCTTAAAGCCAATCTTGGGCTGGAAGGTTTGCTCACCAACGGCACGAACCATTTGGAGAGGAACATATGGGCAGTAGAAGAGACCAGCATCATATGGGCTGGAACCCTTGAATCCGATAACGTAGTACTGGTTAGCAGATACGTTTGCCGAATATGGGTCGATGTATACTCTGTACTTACCGTTAATAACACCAGCGAAGGTGTTGCCAGTGTCATCAACACTGAGGTTGGCGTTGAGTGCAGGGGTGTAATCCAGAACACCTGCCATGGTGAGTGCCGAAGCAACGTCAGCGGAGCAGATGATGGTGTTACCCTTTCCTCTACGAGTTCTTTGAGCAATAGCGTTAGCATCACGCTCTAACTGGAAGAGAAGACCTTTGAACTTCTCAACAGACCAACGACCGTTGGAGTCAACGTCGAGGTCGAAGATACCAGCGGTAGCGGTGTTTACCTGAGCACCTGCTTCAGCGATGTTGTAGATGGTTCTAACAACTTCTCTGTTGATTTCAGCAAGGATCTCAGTGCTGAGGATGTTTGCTAACTCAGCTTCTGCATCAAGACCATGGATTGCCTTGAGGTCTTGTGCGAGTTCTAACGAGTACTCAGCCTTCAGTGCTCTGGACTTAGCAGCAACGGTGACCTTCTCGATAGAGAAGTTCATTTCGTTGAAGTAGTTACCAGCAGCATCGCCCAGTGCTTCAGCATTGGTTGTAGGCATTGCCTGACCAATGTTGTAGGTGCCAGCAGGAGAATCGTTAAGAACTGAAGGATTGCTGCCAGATTGTGCAGTGGTGGTAGCAATACCAACAGATGCCTGAGCAGTATAATCTCCAGAAGCGATATCGAAACCTGCATCCTGACCAGAGAATGCCGAATCTGCTTCGTTGAAGAATGCTTCAGTACCACTACGGTTGGTGCCGTAGTTAGTTCTCATTGCGAAGATCAGTCCAGTAGGACCAGTCATTGGTTGAACACCACAAATATCATAAGCGATCAGTTGTGGCATTGAACGTCTGATCAGCGAGATCAGAACGGGATCGAAACCTGCAACAGGACCAGAAGCAGCAGCGGTGCCATAGGTGCCACCACCGAAACCGCCAGTACCAGCTGACATTGTTGGTGCTTCAGAAAGGAATCCACGCTCTTCGTGGAGTGCTCTTTCTTGGTTTTCGAGCAGGATAGCGGTAACAGCTCTTCTGTGGTTGTCCTTGATAGGATCAAGACCTTCACAGTTTAAGAGTGGAGCCCACTTTTCCTGCAGAGATTCTGCGTTGTACATTTAGAATGTCTCCGTAAGTTTAAAAGTGTTTGAATTTATAATCTTGAAATCACTTAGAGTATTTTTGAACTGCTCTAATATATGCACCCATTGACTCTGAAAGAGTTTCTGATGCCGTTCCGAGCATTTCATCTTCATCAACTCTATTTTGAGTTACTGGTGTTCTTGAGAAATATGATTCTCTGAGAACTTCCAATTTCCCACGATAGTCCTCTTCACTAATGAACTCAACGCTTTCTGCAAGACCAGCGAGTTTTTCCTTTTGGTTTTCCGAAAGACCTCTAGCAGTTTCATGGAAAATGCTATCGGATACGGACTCGCTTAATCTATGAGTTAAAGAAACATTTCTTTCGATCTGTTCGTTGAGTTTCGACTCCATCTCATCAAGTTTGTCTACCATGCTCTCAAGCACATTATATTTTTCTTCAGGGATTTCTACATAATGATCTTCAAAAAGTGATTTGAGTCCAGTCATGAAGGACTCAGAAAGTTCTGACTTAAGACCACGCTCAACTTGAAGCGCGTTCTCAGTCAACCATTCGCCAGCAACATACTCAAGATAAGAATCAACTCTTTCGGTCAATTCTTCATGGATTGCTGCGACGTTTTCTTCTAATGCTCTTTCGTATTTAGCAGCGATCATATCGGCAGCTTCTTGAACCTTCGTTCTGAGTGCTGCTTCAAAGACGGTTTTTGCTCTTTCCTTAAATTCTTCAGAGAGATCTTCATTACCAAACAGGGCTTGAACATCCTCTTCTACGTCGAACTCAAGTTCTTCTTCGCCTTCTTCGCCTTCTTCTTCACCCTCTACTTCCTCATCTTCTTCTACTTCTTCTTCAGAAGTATCTTCGAGGATTTCTTCTTCATACTCAACTTCCTCTTCTTCTGCTCTCATTGCCTTTGCGTTAACAACGTCTTTTACAGGCTTGACAGCAGAGATTTGGAGTTTGGCGCTATCTCCGAGGGGACTATAATCATCTGGAGTAGGACCCCCCAGATCAACGATAGTTTGTCCAGGAGTTGCAGCAACCATACCAGCACTGCTTTGCATTGCATCGCCAGCTTGTGCTCTAGCGTTGACAGCATCCCTAACTTGCTTTGTTGATTTAGTTGAAGCAGCCATTGGTGCGGCACCCATTTCTTGTAAATTACCAGTTGACATTTAGATCTCTCCGAATAAATTCTTAATATCTTTATTCTATTATTTATTTATGAATTAAAGATTTTTCAGGTAGTGATTGAAGAGACCAAGTAATTTCTCTTCATTTTTTCTTTTGTCTGGACCCATTTTCATGGATAAAAGTCCATTCAAAGTTTGCTCAGCAAGCCTTCCGTTTTGCCAAACCCACTCTTTTCCTTCCATGATTCCTTGAACAAATGCATCAGGAGCGGAAGGATCTGATACAATATCAGCAGCAGTAGATAACATAAAGTCATCTCCAACATATTTGATACCGTTTCTTTCAACAAGAGATCCGACACCTCTTGAAGAAACGCCAAGTTTTACACCTTCATCAAGAAGTGACTTAGCAATGTTTCCCATTGGTGTGTCAAGAATTTTTGCCTTACCAATGAAGTTGTTACCTTCTGCTTTTAAACTTGTGATCATGTGAGAAACACGATCTAAGTTAACAGTTGGTCCATCAGGATGTCCGAGTTCACCCAATGCTCTACCACAAGTAATATACTTGTCGGTATATTTTTTAACTTCTCTTTCTAAAATAGGAAATGGATAGCAACGTCCATTCCTGTTTGTAATTTCTGCTTGAAGAAAAGGACCTGTAATATACAGGTTGGTCTTACCATTCTTTTCTTCTTTGATAACCTTAATAGATTCGATCTGTTCTGTGATTAACTTCATGGTTATGCCTCCGAAGTGATTTGAACTTGTGAAATTTGAGCATAACCAGCAGCATTGCCAAATGTATTGACAACCACAGATCTTCTTACATCTGCAGTTCCAGTGAAACTTGCAGCAGAAGATGTATCCAATGTAACAGTAATTGATTCTGATCCAGGAGTTTCATTTGTAGAACTGACCAACATGTGGGTGCAGTTATAATCTGAAACTGATGAATTTGTTACCGTTACATAGTCACCAGTGAGAAATGGATTTCCAGAATTCGCTCTGAGATAATAAACAGTAGACGTTCCAGTTGTTGCTGCGCTAACTTTTGTTGATGCAACCCTATCCTTTAAAACTACAGATCCTGCAGAAGGGATAAGATAACCCAATCTTCCATCAGCAGATCCTGAAGTTGATGCCACACTTACGTGGGAGGCTGCCGTTGTTGCAATTCTCAGGTATCCAGATTGTAATGAAATTGGACCTGATGCTACAGAAGAACCTGTAGATACTGCAACTGTGATTCCTGTTCCTACTATTTTGTGTGCCATTACTCCTCTTCTACCTCTAATTGTGATGGGTCAAACATCTGTGCAGCGACATATGGACGGACATCATCAATCATCTCAACAGATTTTGCGAACAGCATTTGTTTAATACCGTCCGATAAGTCAGAAGGAGAAGCATCAGACATCACCATATCAATAAAATCAGAAGTTTCCATAAATCTCTAATAGTTTCTAATTATTTATAATTTCTCACCATTACTCTTCTTTATTTCAGGCGCTTTTGTCGATTTAGAATCCTTTTCTAAATCTGGTTCTTTACTATTTTTTCCTAGTCCAATTTCAAGATCTTTAGCATTTTGATTCTGAGTTTTCTTAATAAGTTTTGAACCAACGTCTTTAACGAAGTCCATTGGTCTTCCAGTTGCAGGATCAATTTCTGGTTCTGGTGGTGGAATGATACCAACTTCCCTTTCAAATGCCATTTTCTGATCTTCTTCAACAATCTCTTGATCAGTTTGTCTAAGAATATTTCTTCTTACATAATCAGTAGAATAATATTTTCCAATATAAGGTTCTACTTGTTGAATCAGATTCATTCTTTCTGTCATTAATTCAGTTTCTTTTAATTCAGCAAAATGATTATCATACAAATAATCATACTGAATATGATCACTCATTAACTCCCACTCTTCTGGTGTTACGATATTTTTAAGAATCAGTTGAGTTTTAAGCATATCGTGGAAAAGAGTGCTGAATCTCTTTCTCAATCTTCCAACAAATCTTGAGAATTGAATTTCATCTCTAAGAATCTCTGAAGATCTTCCTAGATTAAATCCAGAATCTGCACCAATTCTAGATTCAGGTACACCTAATGCTCTATAAAGTTTCTTTTGGAAATACTCAACGTCAGTCAGTTCTCCTAAGTTTTGTCCACCAGGAAGAGTAGTAATTTCAGTTCCTCTACCACCTTCACGGCGAGGTAACCAGAAATCTTCCAGCATAGACATATACTTTTTGTCGTCACGAACTTCCCCAGTACTAGCATCGTAAACTAATTTGTTACGATAACGACCCATCACTTCTTTAAGATATTGCTCCGCTTTAATTTTAGGGAGATTGCCAACATCAATATAGAAAATTCTACGTTCTGGGGCACGAGACAATCTATAGATAACAAGTGAATCCTCAATCATGCGAAGTTGATTGAGTGCTTTAATTGCCTTGTGAAGATATGAAAGAACTGTTTGCTTATTTCTATCTACCAAACCTGATGTGGTATATGAGATAGCGTCTTTTGCAATCTTAACTCCCTTTCCATATCCACCACCACCAGAACTTCCAGCAGAAGCAGCAGAATAACCAGTTAATTTTGGAGTGTAAACAAAGTACTCTTCGATTTCTGGAAAATCTAAAGCGGTTTCATCAGTTTTGCCAAACACATTATTGATGCTAGATGTGTTTGCAATGTTTACTGCGTTACCATTTTTCTTCTTAAGTTCTCTGACGAACTTAATTTTCATGGCATCAATGTAACGAATCTCCTTGATGCCATCTTGCGGATTATCTAAATCTATAACTTTGTGGTAATAAATTCTTCCATCAACGTACCAATTTCTAAAGATTTCATGACATTTTTTGTCAAAATCCATCAAATCTTTGATGTATTGAAACTCTCCTCTAATAATCTGTTTAATCTCATCACTTACCCCGAGGTTCGAGAGTTCAATTTGAACTGGAGAATCGTTTAAATCAGAAACAATGGCTTCGTTTACAACGTCTTCAATAGCACGATCACACTCTGGATGAAGTGCCATCTCACGATATCTCTTTAAAAGATCATATTCACTCTTATATACACCCTCAATATCTACATACTGGCCGTAAAATCCACTAGTGATATAATAATCAGCCCCATCCTCATTGGTTTGAGCAACAGGGCTGATCTGTTTTTTGGGTTTTGGAATATTATCTTTTATAGAAAATCCAAAAAGTCCTGCCATTTTATAATATTAATAGTTAGAATGTCTAACTATTTATCATCACTGAACTTGGATGTTCTTGTTACCGTCGTATGCTTCCCAGTATTGTACCTGAAGATCCACAGTAAACTCTTCAATATTGCTGTTGTCAGCGTATGAAAGTGGAATTGCAGAAACGTTGGTTGGGAATACACCAAACATGTGGTATGCTCTAAGGATAGGAATAGTATCACCACTATCAATAGCGGTTGTCATTGGAGCACGACCAAGTTGATATACCCAAGCATCTTGCTGATAAACTGCTGGATTTACTTCACCAGCATTGTCCAAACTTCTGCTCATGAAGTTGACCCATCTTTCAAATGCACCTCTGATCGAGAAGTCGGTATCGTTGATTACGGTTACCGTCCATGGTTCGAAGCTTCTATCACCAGCGATCTTTAATTCTCTTCCTCTAAATGGGACAGAAATTGGTGCGATGGTGGAAGCAGGAAGTGCAGATGCTTTTACCAGAAACTTAACTTTGTCGGTAAGAGTAGAATCTGATATTCCAGAGGGAACTGTGAGTGCGGGGAATGCGATTTCAACCTCAAAGAGGTTTGCACGAACTCCACCCCCACTCATTCTTCCCTTGAAGTTATCAAGGAATCTACCCTCACCACCAGTATTTGGAACTTGTTGGAATGATGCCATTGTTTTCTCCGTTGTTTATTACTTTAATTTATAATTTAAACTCTTCCAATGACTTCTTCAAAGGATACACCAGTTCTCGTAGCAACGAAAGTCAGTCCAATGAAGTTAATGCTGCGAGCAGGTTTTACATAAATGTCTGCTCTGAACTCATTTGCATCAATTACGGATGGAGTGTTATTGGTCTCATCACAGATAACTACGAAATCTTGGATTCCTCTCTTCGCCTTTACATCGCGTAAGTATGGTTCAACAACGTTTACAAAGTTTGTTCTGGTAACTGCATCGTTAAACTCAAACAGAGATGCTCTTGATGCTCTTTCAATTGCATCTTCAATTGTGATAAACAATCTACGAACGTTAATTCTATCAAATGCAGATTGAACAGCAAGTCCAGTTTTATCACCGAAGAGGATAATTCCTGCTCCAGGGGAGAAGATAACTGGGTTGATTCTCTTAGGATAGAGAAGATCTCTTTGTCCTTGTGAAGGATTGTATGCAAGTTTTACTGCATTGTTGATTACACCTCTTCTTACACCTGCTGGTGAGAACCAAGGGAAGTCATTAACTCCAGTTCTTACCATACAACCAGCAACGTCACCGTTTAAAGGTACATAACGGAACTTATTGCTGAATCTGTCATACATGTACTTGTATCCAGAATCAAATACTGCATATGAAGATGAAGTAATTGCATCATAGAATGCGATTACATTTTCAGTTTGAGTCGTGGAGTTTGCAATTGGAGCAGATCCAGTGCCACTATCTTGAAGAACAGCAGTTCTGTTTGGAGAAATACAAGCAATACAATCTTTTCTCAGATCAGCAATTGCAATCAACTTGTTTGCTTTTGCCTGAGTTTGCTCTTTTGAAGCAAATCCTGGCCCTTGAATCAGGAAGTTTACAGGATATTCTCTCTTATTAGTAAAGATTTCATATCCAGCAATGATATCCGAAAGAGTTGCTGTAAATCTTGGATCTGCAGCATCGCTTGATCCATAGTTATTTCCACCTTTGAGGGTGTAAGTTTTTCTTCCAACAGCGTGGAAGGTTACTCCCTGTGCATTTAATCCCCAAGAACCAGCAGCGTTTGTGACAGTTGTGATTCCAGCACTGAATCCAGTTGGTCTTCCAGTTTCTTTTACACCTGGGAATAAGTATTCAGAATTATCTGCAACATAATTCTTGTAGTAGATGTTTGCTTGTGGGGAAATTTGAGCATCAAGTGCTTTTGAAAGTCCTACAAACTTCTCAAGAATGGTTCCAGGAGTTCCTGAAATCGTTCCTTTGTCATCAACTACAACAACGTGAATTTCATCATTCTTAGAACTTCTTGATGATGCAAAAGAACTTGTTGCTGGTTTTGGTGCAACGTTCTTCCAGTATACAGTAGAGTTGGTTAATCCAAGATCTTGCTGCTCATACCAGTCAGTTACTCCACTTGGAGTTTGTGTATGAGTTCCGATTCCAAGAGTAACACTTGGGGAGAACGCATAAATTCCCGATTGTGTGTATGTTACTGGAGTTTCTGTTCCAGCAGCAGATACATGAGATACAACCTTAACAGTGATTGTATCTGTTCCAACCCCTGTGGAATTTGCACTTAAGGTTCCACCAACGCCAGTGACAACACCCTTCAGGTATCCATCGAGGACTGAAGTGGTTCCAACTCCAGCAACAGTTCCAGAAAGAACCTGGGTTACTGCCATACCAACAGTTACTGCTGGGAATGAAACAGTGGTTGTCGTGGTTGTGGATCTAGTGAATGTAAGGGTTGTTGTTGCAACACCAACAGCAGAAGATGGAATTGAGAGATATACAGTTCCTACACCGATTGAAAGAACAGTGGTTCCAGATCCAATGAATGTTCCAGAAACATTATCGTTTACTTGAATTCCAGTCGTTGTAATACCGCTGATGCTTGAGTCAAATGCTTCACTAAAAGTACCTGCAGTTGTAGCAACACCAACTGTTGTAGTTACAGATGTTGACTGTGAAGTTAATGATGTGTTGACTCCGCTGATGATTTGATCAGCAAATCCATCAATAACACATACTTTCAGGTCATTTCCCCAGGATCCTGGGTTCTTTGCAGACCAATACCAACTAGTTGCAGAAGCATAAGAATTCTGATAATCATCGTAATTCTTAATTTTCAGGGTAGTTGATTCTGCAGCAACCCCAGCATTAGCGTTATTTAAGTTAGAACCATCAGTTCTAACCACTCTCATTACCCCACCGTATGATAAGTAGTTAGATGCGGTTAACCAATATTCGTATTGATCGTCGTTATCTGATGGTTTTCCAAATACATCGATGAGATCTTGCTCACTCTCAATGAAAATTGGATCTTCTACTGGGCCTTGTGCGAAAGGCGCTGCAATAGCTCCAGTAGTGGTCGTAACACTATCAATACGACCTTGAGTTAAATCAACCTCTCTAACCTTGGTTCCAGGTGATACTAAACCTATAGGCATTTTAATTCCTCTGATGAATCGTCATTGCTCTATAAGATATTTATAAATTATTCCTTTTAAACGTACTCCCACATATACGACCTATCACCATACTCATCTAAGTTCCAATTATCATTATTAGCCTTTATCCATCTATCTCCAGTATGTTGATCTACAGTTACAACATCTTCATCTAGACCGTCTATTATAAAACCAAATGGAGACATATCCTGTTCTATCTGGTTCTTTTGTTCTTCATAAATTCTTTTACGAACATCATTATCTGTCATCTCTTTGAAGTATGGTTGAACAACTAACCAAGAGAATATGACCAGACACATTGCTAAGTCATCATTAGCACCTTCTTCTGCTTCAAACGAATGATTTTTTTGAATAAAAGTTGTTAGTTCAGAAATGATATCATAGTCAGAAAAAATAAGTTTATCATCTTCAATCAATGTTTTTAAATTAGAACAACCAATTTTCTTAACTGTCTTAGACATCTTAAGACCTAGTTGAGATTTAGTTCCAGAGAATCCCTGTCCAACAATTTGACCTGCTCTACCACGCATAGAACACATCAATACATTTTCATACTCAAGATCAAAATGTAAAATATTTGCTACTTGCTCTCCAATATCATTAACTTCAACTAAAACATATGCCTTATTATATGCTTTGGCAACATCGTTAATAATGTTGGGAAACAGCATTGGTTTTATTTGATTGTTTCTATATTTTGCTACTATTCTCCAAGGGAACTCAGTAATATCAAAAACAATAAATGCAGAGTAATCATTTTCAGTTCCTCTAGCAACGTCTACTGTAATAAAATAGTTTCTTTCATCTATAGGTTCTTGATGAATGTCAAGACCTTTGTTTCTTTTTATTGGATCTTCAAACACTAAAGATTTTAACTTAGCACTAGAAATCAAAGTGTCGGATGATCCAAGGAAGTCACATTCAAACTCTTGTTGGAACTGTTGTTCAGAAGTGTTTGCAATGGTTTGTTCCTTCCACTTGGCATCACGACCAGGAACCTCTGACCAATGAACTTCTGTCGGTACATATTCGTTTCTATTTCTTTCGGCATCATGCCAAAGACGATAGAAATGGTTCATACCCTTAGGAGTAGAAACAATAACTACCTTTGTTGTTTTACCCGATGAAATGGTAGGATATACAGAACTAAAGAAGTCGTCTGCGATATGGTTTGGAATGAACGCAAATTCGTCCAGGAAGATGATGTTGAATGACATTCCTCGGACGGCAGATGCTGATGTGGATGCAGCAATAATTTTAGAACCATTTTCCAATTCTAAAGATGCTTTATTCCAAACCTGAACCCCCTGTTGCATCCATTTGGGAAGGTTCTCATAAGATTTCTGCAATCTACCGAGAAGGTCTTTTGCGGTAGACGCTTTGTTCGCAAGAATGCCCACATTTACATTATCGTTAAAAACAACGTAATGAAGCAAGTATGATACCACAGTTGTAGATTTGCCTGACTGACGAGGCATCTTACAGATGTTAAATCTATTACTGTGGAAATTTCTAATTAATTTTTCTTGAAATGGATAGATGTCAAAAGGAACAAGACCCTCATCCAAGTTTACGATTTTAATGTAATTCTTGGCAAAATATACTGGGTCTTGTTTACACTTAACAAATTCTTGAATTTGATCTTCAGTAAATTCAATAGGTACATTCGCTTTTTTAAGTAGCGGATTACCTAAGTAAATATCATCATTTGCCATATTTTATTAATCAGTTCTTTTTTTATTTAATGCGTCAAAATCTTTTTGCTTTGTACCACCATCATATTCCCAAGCATATCCTTCATCAATCATAGATTGATTTAAAGATTTTGAATCTTCATTTATGTATAGGTATCCCAAAATTCTTCCATACTTTTCAGTAGAATCTGGAAGTTCTGTTTTAATAATAATATTATTAGCAAATTCTAACTTACGTTTTAACCATTCTTTTGACTGGATTCCGTATGTTTTTTCAACGAAATCTTTTGTACGACTTTCGGGAGTATCAACACCAGCAAGACGAACTCGTTTAGCAAGGCTAACATCAAATCCCAAATCAATATCAACATCAATCGTATCACCATCCACCACCCTATTTACTGACTTTACTCTATAAACATATGGATCTTTATCCATTATTTTTTCTTTCCGTTTTTCTTAGCAGATTTTTGTGCGTTGGTTTTATTTAAAGGTGCTTGCTGTCCTTTTTTATTTTTATTCTTAGATTTTGCCACTTTACTGTAGCGAATAACTATCTATTTATTTAATTAAAAATAAATTATCTCTGTTCGATCCAGTTTAATACTGCAAGTGCTGATTTGTTAGTGTTGGGAGAAGCACAAGCAAGAGTATAAGTGTCGCTGATTGTACCAATACCAGATCTTCCAAGTTGTATTGCTGCTTTACTATCAATATCCACTAAAGAAGCACCACCAGCAATCGTAAATCCAGAGAGAAGTGTTATTCCTCCAGTAAGTGCTGTTGCGGTGGTGTCATATTGGATAAAGGAGTTTGGATCTGGATGATCTGTCCAACTCGCACCAGTCAAAGTTGCATCCTCAAAAAGCCTCCAATAAACATTCGTGTTATCGTTCGTTGCTGCCTGCAGAGATCTCAATAGCATTACTGCTCCAAGTGCAGATGACTTAAGACGCAAACTGATGATTGGATAAAATGTATTTGCAGATGACATCGTTGTTCCCGTGATGGCATTTGAGATACTCAACAAAGTACCAAGTTTTTCTGGTTCACCTTCTTGGATCAGAGAGTTAGAACCCTGATAAAGATAATGGGTTCCAGCAACACCAGTTATATTCTCAATCTCACAACGAATTGGAAGGAATGGAGTAGAACACCAAACCCTATCAAGATTATTTGAGTTATCAAAAGTATGACTCTTGATAGTTTCTCCCTTCATTAACCAAGAAAAATCTACAGTTCCTG